TTTATACTTCTGTCAGGCCAGCCGCTAGGGTTCTCTGACTCAAGACTACTAAGCCCTTTTAACTTTTTAAACCAGTCAGGCAACATTGAGCGCGCAGGTACAGGCTCAGGAATTACATCATATAGCTCTGGGTAAGTTGTAAAAGTAACTTTTGGGTTTCCGAAAATCATTGTCTCTCGAAGGTAACTACCATTTCTGTGCCAGAAGCAACTGTTAGGGCAATTGCTTGCTGGGCTTCAGTAATTCTTATTACTTGGTCTGCGTAGGCAGTCGTGCCTCCTGCGGCTCCCGCCGCTCCTGATGCTCCCGCTTTTCCTGCCCAAGTAGATGGAGCCGCGCTACCTGCATTGCCAGACGTAGCGCCTGAGCCACCTGCCCCCGCGTTCCCAGCGGCTCCAGCGTTTCCTGGGTTTCCAGACGTAGCTCCACTACCAGCGTTTCCTGGGTTTCCATTTGCGCCAGCATTTCCTGGATTCCCGCTAGAGCCGTTATTGGCTCCATTGCCGTTGCTTCCTACGTTACCAGCATTTCCGTTTGACCCTGCGTTACCGCCTGAGCCGCCACCACCGTTATTGGGACGACCACCGCGCCCACCAGTTCCGCCTCGGCCCGTATTGGCATTTCCAGTGGCTTGGCCATAGCTAGGCCCGCCTGCGCCACCATTGCCAAAGGAGTTTCTATTTCCGTCAGGGCTACCCATGCTTCCGCTAGGAGCGGTGACTTGTCCTACATTACCCGCCGCACCACCATTACCGCCACCACCACGGTTTCCTCTTGCCCCTCCACCGCCGCCGTTACCATTGCTTCCAGAGTTTCCTGAGTTACCAGGAGTTCCTGAGTTACCTGCGTTGCCCCGTGCGCCACCGTTTCCTCGAACACCGTTATTGCCGCTATTACCAGGATTGCCTGCATTACCAGCAGAGCCGCCATTACCACCGTTGCCAACAGTTCCTGGGTTGCCATCTGCTCCAGCATTACCAGCAAGACCAGCGTTTCCGCCCGTACCACCTGGACCACCTATACCACCTGCTCCGCCAGCACCTCCAGCACCTCCAGCACCTCCAGCAAATGTGTGATATCCACCAAATAAAGAACTAGCCCCAGGACTTCCGTCTGCACCAGCCGAGCCTGTTGCACCAGCGGCTCCTTGTGCGCCAGTGTTGCCAGCAGTACCGTTGCTACCAGCGCTACCAGAGCCACCCGCGCCCGCGCCCGAACCAGCAGAGCCAGCGTTTCCGTTTGCCCCGTTGTTGCCTGCGTTACCAGACGTGGCTCCATTACCATTACTTCCTACGTTGCCCGCGTTGCCATTTGCTCCAGCGTTCCCAGGGTTGCCCGACGAGCCTCCGTTGGCTCCATTCCCGCCACCGCCCGTGTTGCCGTTGTTTCCGTTAGTGCCTACACCTCCAGCGCCACCTGCGTTTGGCATCGTCCCGCCAACAATAGCGCCAGTTGCAACCGAGTTACCTTGCGCGCCTCCAGCACCACCAGGGCCAGGGGATGTGCCGCCTGGAGAGCCATTCGGGCCAGCATACAGTTTTATGCCTACACCACCCCCTCCGCCGCCTCCGCCTCCGCCGTTTCCAGCGCCGCCTGAGTTCCCTGTTGCGCCTGGATTGCCTGCATTACCTCGCGCGCCACCATTGCCGCGCACTCCGTTATTTCCAGCGTTGCCTGGGTTGCCAGCAGTGCCTGGGTTGCCAGCGCTACCGCCGTTTCCAGCCGTACCGTTGTTACCCGAATTACCGTCGTTACCAGGATTACCAGCCGACCCCCCTGCTCCGCCTGCTCCGTTGTTGCCTGAGTTGCCTGCATTGCCAGTAGCGCCTTGACTGCCATCAGCCCCAGTACCGCCTGGAGAGCCGTCTGTTCCGTTTAGCCCCTTAGCCCGAACGGTAACAACAGAAATACCTGCGGGGACGTTGAACGTCCCGTCTGATGTAAAAGTTTGTTGACCCCCAGGAAACAGGGGGTCTGCTCGAAGTGAGACCCCAAGTAACGGCATTACGACACCTTATCAACTAGCGTTAAAAAATCATCTGGTAAATTTGACACGTCCGTTACATGTTGACGGTGCGCGTATCTATCGGACTTATCGTCCGCTTCCCACATCACCCTGTCATAAACAAGAACAGGAGTGTCAGTAAGATTAATGTCGTTGCCTTCTTCATCTTGAAACCATGTAGATAGTGCGGCCAACGTCTCAGTGGGGTCTTGATAATCTAGGTTTGTAAATGCAACCCCATTACTGTCAAGCCACTGCCTCATTGTCGCGCAAGCGGCCTGACCTGGTTTCGCATATAAATGTACCTCGTCATAGCGAACAGTCATGTTAAGCCTCATAAAAAGATAGTGATACGTATATCGTGGTTGAGCCTTTAACCAAGAGCGCCGTGTATATGGTCTCTTTGTTAGCGGCAGTTTGCACCGCAGGCTGTGTACTCGAACTGTTGTATTTGATACTGAAGCCCGTTGGAGCGGCAAGGGTAAATGTCCTACCGCCTGTACCATCCTGCTTTACAAAGATTGTCACTGTGCGCGCTGTTCCTGCTGGCAGTTCATCTGTGTCAGGTAGTGTGACAGTGGTGTCTCCTGTCAGCGTGTAACTGACATTGTTGGTTGCGTCTGGAACTGTGACAGCGCCAGAGACGTTCGTGTTAGACGCCATAACTTCTTGGAAGTTTTCAAGCGTTACGTCTGTTGCCTTGTTGTTGTCAAAATCAACATCGCCTGTCATTGACCCGCCAGCCAAGGGTAGCTTGGCGGCAATCGCATTAGTCGTCGTGCTGGCAAAGTTGGCGTCGTCTCCAAGAGCGGCCGCTAACTCATCGAGCGTGTCTAGTGCCGCAGGCGCGCTGGACACAAGGTTGGCAACTTCCGTGTCTACATAACCCTTAGTCGCGGCATGACCTGTTGCTGTAGGGGTAGCAACTGTGATTGTGTTGGTGGTTGTCGCACCTACATCAGTCAGAGCTTGTAAGGTGTACGCGGTAGGCGTGTATGCAGAGCCACTAAATACAGGCACTTGGTTTGCTGACGGCGCAGTTGCCGCTACGTTTGCCAAGTCTTGTAGGTTGATGCTGGAAAAAGCCGCAGACGTAACCCAAGCGCTACCATTATATACTTTGAGTTGGCTGACTGATGTGTCGTACCACAAATCGCCCGCCCCAATATTGGAGCCTGTCGGTGCAGTGCCGCTTATAAAATAAGTATTTGCAAAGTTGTTTACGTCTGCAAGGTTGGTGTTGACGTTATTGATTGCAGTTAGCGCGCCATTCACATTGTTGATGGGGGTTAATGCACCAGCCACAGCAGTCACGTTTGCGTCAATTCCAGCAACGGTGGTTACGTTTGCGTCGATGGTCGCAACCTTGTTCACGTTTGTGGCGTTAGCATTGACCGCGTTAATTGCAGTGAGAGCGCCAGCTACGCTATTTACATTAGCTATGGAGCCTGCAACCGAGCCAACCGTGTCTGAACCCGCCAAGTCTGTAGCAACCACACCTATGTCTGTAGCGTCTCCAGCAACAGCGGTAACACTAGCCGAAATGCCTGCGACTGCGTTTACATTGGAGATGTTTGCTGAAACTGTGCCAATGTCTGTCGCATCACCAGCTACCGCATTTACATTAGCGATGTCTGTGGCTACGGCGTTTACGTTAGCAATAGCTCCGCCGACGCTGTTAACATTAGCAATCGCGCCAGCAACAGTATTGATGTTTGTTATACCAGAGGCCACTGTCGTAACAGGCGCGTTGGTAGCGTAATACTTGGCTGAGAAATCACTTGAGTTACCTACAGCCCCAGACGTCTTAGTTGCCCAGTCTTTTGCCGAGCCATCAGTGGTGTCCACGCCCGTGCCGCCAATAGCCCAAGCCTTGGCCGAGTATTCACTGCCTGTTATCGCGCCGTCTACTTTATTGGCGTAGTCAGCAACAATCGCTCCGTTAATAATTTTCTGGAACTTGGCTAGGTCTGGTGTTGCGTTGCTAGACGTATGCGCCACGGTACAAACAAACGTGTCTTGACCCTGGGTGACAATATCCAAAACCTTGTAGGCAGTAGAGGTCGCGTATGAACCGCGCCCATTAAATATCTCTACACCTGTTTCTACAAACGCGTTAGCTGTGCCAACTCGGACTTCGAGTTTATTGTTGTCGGCAACATCCACTTGGAACGTAAAGATGGTTGGGTCAAACAGGCCGTCACTGCTTTTGAAGATGTCGCCTAGCAATGCGCTGAGTTGGCGTCCGCCAATCTCTGCGTTCTCCATGTAGGTATCGAGTACATGCTCTCCAGTATTAACTGAGACGAACCTAAGCTGTTCACCTGTGGGACGTGTAATAGCCATTATAGCCTCCCTTTAAGATTGGTGACTTCTATCTCTAGCTCACGAACCCTTGCCTGTAGTTGCGCTATGATTTGGGCATTAGTCGAACCCCACTCAAGCTGGTTGTAATTTGTTTGTTCAAAAACAGCCTTTACATACTCCGCAGTTTTAGCGGGTACATCGACCTCTAGTGCCTTGGCTTTATCGTTGAGAATTTCAGTGGTCATCTTATCCTGCCTCCCTCATAGGAACTAAGTTCCCTTTAGAAACTTCATCTTGAATTTGCTCGCTAGGCTGAACAGATGCACCGCGCATTTTTTCCATCATAGCCAACTGCTGGCTGGGGGTTGCTCCCTGCTGACGCTCTTCTTCTGAAATGCGGAATTGGTCTAGGTCTGAAATGCCCAAAGCACGTATGGCTTCTTCTGCAATCTTGCCCATCTTGTATTCCATGTTCAGCCCAGTCTGGGACATAATTTGCAACATGTTCATCCACGTCTCAGCATTGCGGGTCGGCTCGACTGGCAACGTGCCGTCGATAACCAAGTAATCCACTTTGCCTTGGAGGTCGTTCTGATTGAAATCAATGTATCCATCTTCAACCATATCGGCCAATTGGCTCGGCATCTTGTCTGGGTCAATCTTGATAGAGCCGTCAATTTCTACAGCGTCTTGGATATTCGATACCATCATGCGAACCATGGGACGTATGGTTGTTGCAGATATAACACGACTAAGCACTCCTAGACGTTGTGAACCTAACTGGGTGAGACGTTGTATCTCCGTCGCAGTCCGCACGTCTGGCGTCGGCATACCTTGTTGTGCGTCTGACGCACTTGAGACGCGTTGTTTAAGCTCAGACATAGCAGTAATGTCGTTCCAATGTCCGCGAGTTACGTCTGGAACCTGAGCTATAAACACACCGTCTCCAGGCTTGGAGCCTGGCATCGTTCTGACAACACCCCATGGGTTGCGGTCAATCAAGTCTGGAACCATAACTTGCGTTGGGTCTACAAAGATTAGATTGTTTAGCGCGGCCTGCACGTTGTCGATACGGCTACGGAGCAACCAAGTGGCAATGTCGTGCATTGGGAGCATAAGGTCATACAAAGACTGACCCCAGGTCTTATGGCTATCGTTATACAGTCCACCCATAACAACAGGGAACTGACGTCCATAGGGGTTCAATTGCATGCGAATACATACATTCTCGTCGAGAATAGTTACAACCATCCAGACTTGGTCAATACCAGGTATGCCAATCTCATGGCCCGCAAACCTGACCCAACACTCATCGGTGACGCGTGCATCGCCTAGCGTAAAGTAAGCATGGTCCATACGCTCGCGCTGATTTGGAGCGGCAGGGTCTATGTTTAGGCCTCTGCCCTCTTCTTTGTGCCAACGGTGTGCGTCCCAAGAGTTGCGCGGTGGCGCAATCTTGTGGCGAAGTGATGGATGCTTTTGTAATTTCGGATATAGCTTACTGCTCGCCAACGTATTGTATGAGACGTAATCGGTAAACACGACGTACTGCCATTGCTCCCAGTCACCCCACGATACCCGTGGGTCTGGGAAACAACGTCTTGGGTCAAAGTTTACAATGCGGTTTTGGTTCTGCCCTGCATCCCAAACAATTTTTGTCGGGGCAAAACCATAACGAATTGAGTCAAGAAGCATCTGCGCAATCTTGGCTTCGCCCGCAGTCCTCCGCATCTGGCTGTGCAAGACGCG